CCCTGTTTCTTTTAATGTTTCCTTTTTTCCACCACATAGGTCAGAGATACTTAATAGTGTTGTAACATTATCTACAATGGACTGTGCCCAAGACTTCTGACCTTCTTCTCTACGAGTGAAGTTATCTACAACTCCAGCGACTGCTGAACCAGCACCAAATATTGCTAAACCTGCTCCAATACCAGTAAGTAAAACGAATAGAGTTCCACCCTCTTTTAATGCTGTTTTGAAACTATCATCTACTAAATCATTAATTCCTAATAGAACCTCTATATTATCTACAATGCTCTGTGCATCAAGTCCTATAAAGTTTTGAGCCGCACCAGCGACAGCTGAACCAATTCCAAAAAACGCCAGACCAGCTCCTATACCACCCATTATTCCTAAGAATAATGCAGTATCACCTACGAAAGCAGCTGCAGCTTTAGGGTCTGTTATACTTGGTGTTATAGAAAGTATAGAGTCTACGTTCTTCTTGAACTTCTCACCGTCGAAATCATTGAATTGTTTTAAGAGATATCCACCACCCCCCATAAGGGCGCCAAGACCAGCGAGGAACATTCCAGCACCACCACCTGCACCACCTAATAGTTTACCCCAGAAACCTTTAGCTGCTTCTTTTCCTGCTATCTCATCTTTACCACCACCACCAGCAGAACTTTTTTGTCTTTTCTGATTTTCCTTCTGTTCGTCTAATCGTTTTTGTGCGATTGCTTCTTTCCGTGCCTCTGCTTGTGCAAGGGTATCCTTAGTTAAGGACAATGCAATATCTTTAGTGTTTACCTCGATATCCGTTAGTTCATCAGAAATCTCAGATAACAAAGCTGTCTGGCCTGCGTTATCCTTACTCAACTGTTGTAGAGCTTTCTTTAATCCTTGGTCATTGTTTTCTGGCATTCTCTTGTTCCTTTAATTTTTGTACTAGCATTGACAAATATATTTCCCTCTCCCATGGCAACATATCATTCAACTCCTGTAAACTAAATTTGTGGTGAAACATTAAATCCAAGTTAACTTTATAGTGTGACTGCAAGTTATCATGGGAAAGGCCTAGATAAAAAAATCAGTCAATCCCCTCAATTCCTGTGAGTGTTTATGACCACACTCCTTGCACGTCCATTTTAAAGTTTCACCTACATATGGTGTATCTTCCAAGACCTTTGAGATTGCTTTAAACTGATTAGAGTTTAAGTTCTCTACAAATTCTTGGACTTCTGCATCACTAGAATCCTTGGTATTATAAGTATCTTCACCATAATATATCATATCGATACATTTAGAAACAGTACCTATTATAGTATCCGTTCCTGTTTCTGCTTTTATAGCATCACCCATTTTAGGATAATGCATATCGACAGTTAACTCATCACTTAGTTTTACTTGCATTTCATTTTTAAATTTCTTCAAACCCTGAACTTCAACATCATTAAGATTAATTGTAACAGAACCGGGTTTCTCACAACTTTCACACGGTGGTAAAATTGTTGCAGTTTCTCCGACTGATACTGCTCTTAACTTCAAGAACATGTATTCTACATCAAATGTTGTGAGGTCTTCCGACTTCATCTTCATATCAACACACGATTTCAACATATCCAAGATTGCTTGTTCAATCTGTTTTTCTTCTTGCGACTCTAATGCCATCATTAGAATCTTTTCTTCCTTAATTAAATAAGGTCTGTATGTTACTTTCTCCCCTGTTGAGGGAACAATCATATCATACTTTGGGGTTGCGATTTTTGGCAACATCATTATTTCTCCATATTGTTATTAATTAAATACCCAGAGCGTTCTGAGTTTCACCTATTACTTCGTTAAACTTCTTCCCTAGTTCTGCAAATCCGTCTTGCAATGTTAAATCAAACCACGTAGTGTAACCCATTGTTACTGTCATAGACATATTTGCATTTTCAGTAGCATTATTTAAGTCAATCGGGGAAGTAGCGATTGGATACGCATCTTGCAATCTCATAGAGTATGCAGGAATTATATCATTGGACGGTGTTAGTTGTTGCAAGATTATATCCTTGCAGTAATGTTTTTTATAATGTGTTTGAAAGTCACGAGAATCAACAATCATATGTTGCCACTCATCAAAATACTTTCTCACATAATAGTCGTTAGTTAAATGGAATACAAACGAAATTTCTTCTGTTAACATAGAATAAGGTTTCTTTGCTGTGAAGTGAGATGTTGGTTGTTCCATAGTCATAATTCTTTTACCCGGAATCTGTACGGATTCACATAGAAGAAACATATCTCTTGGGTCTTTAAAGAATCCACCCATACTCCCACCCGTGAAAAGGTTGGTTATGAGATTTTCTTTATTAAAATTTAATAGAGAATCCATAGTAGTAGAGGGGTGAGTCATATATATTGCGAAACGATTTGCTCTCGCCATACCCCCCTTCTTTGTTATCATGGATTTCATTGTATCTATGTTTGTTGGTAATGACATTAGTATTTACTCCTTGAGTCTGCCCAAACCGTAGTTTTCCTTGCTTTCTGGAATTGTTCTATTGGTAAGAAGATTGCAACATCCCATTCAGAGGATTGTACTTTCATCACATTAGAATCAACCTTTGCTGTTAGATAGTGTTTAAAACACGGTTTAAAGTATTTGTATTTTTGTGCGCCTTTTAATAAATTATAACTCAATTTCATTCTAGTGGTTTCATCATATTTTTTATTATTTGTTATGTTCAAAAGATGGTCTAAGAATACTGCACGGTGTTTCAATGGTAGGTAATGTAAATTAATACCATAAAATCCACCGGGTGCTTTCTTAACCATAATAACCAAAGGAAAAGTATCATAAAATGGTAAAGTCTTTTTATGCTTGGGGTCGTAATGATACATATACATATCCCCGATTTTTGGTGTGTTCTCTCTAATCAATCGAGGGTCTTTAATCATCTTGTTCTTAGGAATCTTAGACATAGTATCTACCTTTCTTCTGAACCAATTCATTGATTCCCTAGAACGTTTGGTAAGTCCTTGTCTAAATGCTTCCGCCTCGAGCTTATCGAATAGTGACTCTTGTGCCATTATAATCTATATTTTCTGTTTAACATACTCTTATTTATAACGTTTCTTCAAAACTTTACCAACTTTGGTCTTTGATAGTCTAAATTTGTATGTCATTGTCTTAATACCCAACTTCTCTAGAGTTTGTTCTGTCCATACTTCGAACTTATATCCAGGTCTATCATCACAAAATCTTTTCGCATATCTCCACTTAGAACTATTTTTCATATAGGTTAATGCTTCATTTATATTTTTTCTCTTAGGTTTTTGGGTTTGTGCGTGAGGTTTTATTTCTATTAACCACGTTTCCCCATAATCAGTTCGTATAGTGAGGTCTACAAAGTACCTATGTACCTTTCTATCTGTATCGCAAACATATCCTATAACAGTTCCCTCAGAGTTCCACCACCTTACCCACGGTTGTTTCTCTAACCATCTAAAGGTATTCCTCTCCCACAAAGAACGATATATGACGTTGTTTGGATTACCCTTATATTTCTCTGGGCGCTTTAATTTATATTTTCCTGAATATGTTTTTCTCATATTCTCTATTTATCATTATAAATAAAGGTATAGTACACACATACATAAGGAGACACAATGGCAGGAAGTATTGGAGATGTTGGTAAAGGATTATATGGTAAACTTTTGAAACCAAGACTATTCTCATATCCTAATTTCTTAGGGGAAAATTTACGACGAGACGGTATAGTTGATTATCATTCTAATCAATCCTACTTCGACAGTCAACACTCAACAGAGGCAGGACACCCAGTCGGTGTATTCGATACTGATAGAGGTGCAATGGATAATCGAATGAAGAACCTAGAAGAAAAATCAGACCCATTCATAATGTTTGAGTTTATTAAGATAGACCATAATAAAGGAGACGACTCTGGTTTAGGGGAAAAATTCGTAGAGTATGGTGGAAAGATAATAAATTTAGGTAAAGGTGATGGCGTGGTTAGAAAATTTGATACAAGTCAAATGCACCCTTCTGAAGGAGTAATAAAATCCTCAGCGGATTCAAAAGGCGATAGTCTACTTGATAAAGCTATAGAGACTGCGAGTAATATCACAGCTGAAAATGCTAAGGACAGTATAAGGAAAGCATTTCAATCTTGGAGACCTAAAAAAATATCAGGTGATACTATTGTTCTTTATATGACACCTGCAATTAATATCGCAGAATCGGTTAACTATCACGAAGATACTCGTATGTTAGCGTCTGCGCTCGAAGGATACTTAGAGAGTGAAGAAGGGTGGTTAAATTCTCTGAGCGCTTCAGATGCAACAACCCTCGCAGTTACTTCTGCGGCCGCTATTGGTGGTATAGTGGGTAATGTATTAGGTAAAACTATAAGCACAGTACTTGGTGGTTCATTGGGTGATGCAATCAAAGGTGAAGCAGAAATCCGTAGAGGTAAGACAAGAAATCCAAACGAATATATCAGATACCAAAATACTTCGTTAAGAAATTTTAATTTTGATTTTAAATTTTTACCAGATACTCCAGAAGAATCTGTAACTTGTAAAAATATAATTAAATCCTTTAGACAGAATATGCATGCTCATAAAGAATCTGATTTAACTATTCAAGTTCCATCTACTTGTATAGTATCCTTTCACGGTATAAAAGATATAATCCAACTCCCACCATTAGTAGTTAATAACGTTACTACAACATATGGCCCGACAGGTGCAACAAGATTTGCAGAAGATAAAAGACCAGTAGAGATGAATTTCTCAGTTGGACTTCAAGAGATTCAACCTATATATGAACAAGACGTAATAGCGGGGTATTAAGATGAGTTATTTTGCAGACTATAATAAAATAAATATAGACATAGACGGTAATGGAATTCTAGATGAACTTTGTAATATAACTAATAGAGTAAAAGTAAGAGATACTTTAATTAATAATATTGGATACTATGATAAGATAACAGTACAGGAAGGGGAAAGACCTGATGACTTATCTCAAAGGTTATATGGTTCTACTGCATATCATTGGACATTCTTCATATTAAACGATAACATTTCTAATATATGGGACGATTGGCCTATGGGGGAAACACAATTAGTGGAGTACACTACTAACAAATACAAACACCTCGGAGCTTTAACTAATGATAATTTATCAGGTAAATTTAAAGTGGGGGAAACTATTTCTGGTGTTCTGTCTAGTGCAGTTGGAATAGTTAGAGAGATACACGTTAATAATTATTACTTAACAATAGAATGGGTGTCAGGTACTTTCAATAGTTCTGAAGACCTACAAGGAGCCGAAACTGGAGATGTTATGACTGCAACGAGTATTGATTCCAGACGACTTGCACCTAAGTGGCACACAGATGATGTTTCCGGAAAAATAGTTGCAAAGAGAACTGCTGGAACTTCCCCTTATACTTTTCATCAATGGGAACAAGCAAGGAATGATACAAACAGACAAGTAAAAGCAATAAAACCATCAATGATTGCTACAGTAGCCGCAGAATTTAAAGCAGAGATTAAAAAATAATGAAAATAGATAAGTTCGAAGTACACCTTTCTCTTGATACTGGTGCTGGTGCTACGTTCCAAGACATAACCGATATAGTATCCCAAGTATCTTTACAAGAATCCTTACACGGAGATATAGAGGGTTCTATGTATTGTCAAGATGCATCTGGTGTAATTGATTCATTAATAGGTACAAATAACGCAGTTGTTATTAAATATACTTATTTCGAGAACCCCTTATCAATAAGTTTTTATTTAGACGGTGTAAGAGATGTTAGATTCGATACTGGATTTAAAACATATGTGGTTAAGTTAGGGAGTATCAATACCCTCTTATCAAGTCATCAACAAATCTCTAAGGTATATAAAGGACTATCCTCAGAAATACTTTTTAAATTATACCGAGATGTATACTCAGAAGACCTACCATTAAATATTTTAAGTGATAGTAAATCTGAAGGAAAATATATTGCACCAAATATTTCCCCAAAAATTATTGAACAATTAGTATTATTAAATGCTTATGGTGAAAACCAAAGTCCTATGTTTCTCTATCAAGCACTAAGAGACGAGGGCGTAACTACACTACAAAGTCTAGATGATATGGAAAGTCTAGAACCACAATGGATTATCACTACCAAAACAGACGGTGATGAACCAACAGATAAGTTTGCATCATTAGGTGTCGCTGACAAAATAATAGTATCACAACAGTATAAAAAGAACATAAGCAAAACTAATTTGGGTTGGTATGGTAAAACTTTAAATACTTATGATATAGAAGAAACAAGATTTGAATCAGTACCTATTGGAGAGGTACCATCAGCAACACACGAATCTAGAGTATTTAGAAAAAATTTATATGGTGATGGTGATACTCCCCTTATGAATTCTTTTCAACCTGACCTAGATAAAGGTGGTAAACAAAATGGGTTAGTGAATCACGTAGAATTGACATCATTAAGACGAGTACATTTATTTGCTATTAAGATTCGTGCGACTAATATGAGTGCAATCCCTATGATATCTGTAGGTTCTGGTGTAAAGGTAGATATACAAGATACAAAGGAAGGCCCGAATCATATACACAAAGGAAAGTATATTATTGCTGGTATCATACATAATATGTCAAAATCAGACCAGAACTTTGTTTATACACAAGATATGGAGTTAGTAAGAAGATGATGAATCACGGAATAGTAGAAGATGTAACAGACCCGTCAAAAATGGGTAGGGTTAGAGTTCGTGTTCAACAAATACATGGGCCAGAGATACTAACAGAGGACTTACCTTGGAGTCTTGTAGTATCGCCCACTAATAGTCCTAGTTATAAAGGGAAAGGACATTCCACTAACTTACTTGTAGGTACAGCAGTTGTTGGATATTTTCTAGATGCAATGTTACAAGACTTTATTGTATTCGGAACTATTCCTACTACCTCACCAGAAACAGACGAAGATGACGGTATTTGTTCTATATCAGAACATACGACTAAGAAAAAATGTGAGGAAGCAGGGGGTTATTGGGGTAAGAAAGATAATAATATCCGGGTGAGAGGCGAAGCAGACCCTAATGCAGACCAAGAGAAAGGAGTATTAGAACCTGCAAGTTCTTATAGTCCAGAGTATCCTTATAATAATGTATTCGAATCTGAGTCTGGTCACGTAAAAGAATATGATGACACGCCTGGAAAAGAAAGAATTCACGAAAGACATAAATCCGGAAGTCTTGTAGAAATAAAGCCCGACGGAACAAAACTAGAAAAAATAGTTAGAGACCGATACACCTTGGTACTCCATAACGATACATTAGAAGTACAAGGTTCGGTAAATTTAGTAGTAAGCGAGAATTGTAACCTTGCAGTCGCTGGTAATGTTACTGCGAATGTGGGGGGAACAACTGATATACAAGGAGTAGATAACATTACAGTTAAGGTAACTGGAACAGATAAGTCGATTACATTAGACGGTGATGTGAATGTAACAAAAACTTTAAGGACTAATACTGGTGATGGTGATTCTACTATTAATGTTAACACACACGAACACGTTGGAGATTCAGGTGATGTTCCTCCTGTAAATACTGGCGTTCCAATCCCTGAGTAGGTATAAATACTAGTATGGCTAATACTGCAAGAACAACTGAATATTCCGATTTAAATTTTTCGTTTAAAGCGAATCCCAATACTCAGGATATGGGTATTGTTAAGGGAATACATTCTGTAAAACAAAGTGTCCTTGCAATATTAAAAACTAATCATGGGGAAAGACCGTTCAATCCATATTTTGGTGCGAACCTTAGACAATATTTATTTGAAAATATTAATAATGTTACTGCAAGTAGAATTTCTAATAGTATAAAGTGGGCATTAGAGAATGATGAACCAAGGGTAAGATTATTAAATGTTAATGTTAAGGCACAACCAGATAATAATGAAATAACACTACGAGTAACTGTACAAATCATTTCAACGTCTGAAATAATGGACGTTGATACTTCACTAGAGAGATTACGATAATGGCACAAACAAGACGAATCAATGCGGCTGAACTAGACTTTGACCAGATAAAAACAAATTTGGTTAGTCATATGAAAGCCAATAACGCAACCTTTAACGATTATAACTATGAAGGTTCTGCAATGAACACTATCATAGATGTATTATCTTATATAACACATATCAACTCAGTCAATGCAAACTTCGCCTTGAATGAAACCTTTTTGGATACTGCACAACTTCGACAGAGTGTTGTGAGTCATGGAAAACTTCTAGGGTATACTCCAAGGTCTACAAGTCCTAGTGTTGCATATTTAGATGTTGCAATGGTTAATCCTAGTAATGTTACAGATGGAGATGGAAATTATCTACCATTGACTAT